CTCCTAGTTAAACTTCTTAGATTATTATTAATAGCGTCCGAGATGTGATCCAATAAGGTTGTGATGGAGTTATGAGTTTCCCCAGCCGACTATTGCGTATATTAGGAAAGTTTATACTATAGGCATTGGGTGATTTTCTTCTTTAGCTTTGCATGATCTTAGCCTACTTTATCAGTTTTGAAGTTTCTCTCTTTGACTATAAAACACTAGTTTCTTGGCTCTCCCTATTTGTATCTGTTTTCTTTCTTTTAAGATCAGGATGGGTGATGAAGTATCGTGGGATTTTGCTCTTTTTATCTCTAATAATCTTCTAGTTTTGGCGTACTCTATTAGAACCCCTAAGTATATCCATTTTCGATAAAGCTTACAGTATTTTGGCAACCATATTCTTCATTTATTTGTATGGATTTAGACAAGGTTTACTAGCTCATGCTATCGCAGCTTTAGTTAAAACTCTTTTGGCCTATAATTCTGGTGTCCTTTTACTTGGAATTCGTTCTCTTAATTAATATTTCGCAGGGTAACATGATTATTATTTGGAGGCTTTATATCAAGAGCGTGACATATGTGTTAGTTTTCTTCCTTCAGAATGGATTGATATGATATAGATTTATGATCCTTTAGTTTCAGGCTTCTCTAATTTTTTTTTCACTATTCTTCTATCTGTACAATTAACTTTAACACTTATGAGCCCTGTCCCTACCTTAATTTTAATTAAACGTTCCTTTAATACACTCAGATTCTTATTTAATGAGATGGTGTTTTAAATAACTGATTGTGTAGAATAAATAGGCTTTAATATACTAGAGTGCTTTACTGCTATCACCACATTCTTCGGATCTTTTTCCCCTACTCTCTATTTCATCTCTGATAAAGTTAGGAAATTCTGTTTTGGCTCAACTTTTGCGATTAGAGGAGTTGTTGAACCTGTTCGTCTTTGTAATGGTAAGGTTCTTTTCGATCGTTTTGACGCATATCGTGTAAACCCGTCTAAATATATTCCAAAAGTGATCGAGACTGTTGAGTTAATGGAATAAGGTCATCGAACATGTTAGAAAAATAAGGCTTTGATTGGTAATGATAGTGTTTCTCTTAGAACCTTCCTTAAAGACTACTGTCGTAATTATAAACATAAACTAATTGCACCACTAACTTATTCTGTTCCCTACCAAATTCTTAACGGACCCCATTGTACTCCTATAGATCCTATTTGTGGTTTGTTGTTCAGATAGATTGGTCATTAATTTGTCCCTGAGCCCTAATTCATTAATGATTATGAAGAATTATCTTGCCTTTTCCTAAATGAAGTCAAGGACCGGTTTTTCGATTTTGTTGATTCATTCAATTACAGGGAGGAGAGTTTTTCATCACATGTTAGATCTAATAAGAAGAAGGAATATTTACGCTCTTTCGAGGTGGAAAAATCAAAGTTGGTCACTGTTAATAAATTAGTCTCCACTGTATTTTCAAAACCAGGAGAGAAGAACTATAGTGGTGAGTCCCGTTCTAGAGTTATTTGCCCTCTATTTTCAGCCAAGCATGAACTACCAGTTAAGTATTCTATGATGAGGTTCTTTTATGTCTTCCAAGAATTCGTTAAATCTAGTTTCTTAGACGGCCATATTAAAGCATACTCTTCCCCAAAAAAAATATCAGAGGACATTTCTACCCTTTTATAGAAAGGTTACACCAATAGCTACCTAACTTTCGACCATTCATCATTTGATGCCTCTATCCATCCTTCATTGCATCGTCCCTTAACTAACTAATTTCGCTAAATGTATTCTCACCTAGCAGACAAGTTAGGTATTCGTTTTGATGTTAGACGGAGCACTGAAAAATGTTTCGACATAACTAAATGTTAGTTTAAAATTCGATATGGAGGGATTAGGAAAAGAATTTTACGTTTTGAATCATCTGGTATGATGAAATCAGGTTTCCCAGGTACTACAGTTTACAATTGCTTAGTCAACTTGTTTGCTCAACTCCTAACTATAAAATATGCTTATTATCCTGATATATCTATGGGTAGGTTTGTAGCTCGGGTGATTTAAAAACCTCTATCTTTGCCTGCTTATCCTATGGTTATAGGTGATGATGTTCTATATGTCCTTAAGGAACATTCTGATGAACGTATGCGTCCTGCCCACGAATCTATTTATGTCCTTAAAGGAACTTAGCCTGTAATCGAAGAACATAAGAACCCTGAATACACCGGCCACCCTCATGGTTTAGGACTAATTTCTGATGGCCTTGTTCTAGAAAAGATTGCTGATTTTGCAGGATGTGATATAGTTAGCACTAGAGTTAATCGAGTAGTTGCCAGGAGAAAATGGGAAAAAGTGGTCCAGACTGGTTTTTGTAATGTTAGCGGGTAAACTAATGAAGAAATACGTGATAGTATAGCTAAGTAAATCCCAACTTAATTACTAACTCCAGGGGTGGAGTATTATTGTGCTTTCCTTAAAAGTAATGATAATTAGTTAGAATCAACCATAGTCCAGAAGGTTTACGACTAGAACCCTTTTTCTAAAGAGTAGAATATTAACTGTTCGATTGAGTCATTAAGTTTAGAAGAAAAGTTCTATGACGCTAAATTCGCTGCCAATGGTTATGAAGTTTTACGATAGAAGCTATCATAAGGCATTCTTAGCCCATTACAAAATGATTTTCATTCTGAATTGATTAAATATCTTTGATCCCGGCTCCGAGCTCTAGGAGGGTAAAAAC